AGCCCACCCCGATGACCAACCCCAAGCACAGCGCAACCGCCGGCCGTGACTACGCCCGCCCCCTGCAGGCCCGCATCCTCGCCGCCGTCGCCGGCCTGGCCCGCGCCGACGCCATCACCTGCGACGAGCTCGCCCTGCGCACCGACGCCAGTAAAGAGACGCTCGCCAGCAGCCTGCGCATCATGCGCACCGAAAACACCATCGGCCACTGCCAAATCCGCAGCCCGCGCGGCAAGCCGGTGCACGGCTATTTCGACCACGAAGCCCAGGCCTCGCTCAATGCGCTGCTCGGCGAGTCGCCCGAGCCTGAACCAGAGCCTGAACCCGAGCCCGCGCCCGATGCGCCCGAAATCAACTACGACCCCGACGACGTCGCACTCCCGCCTGCTCGGCGTGCCGCACAACACCGCCGAGGCCACCGGAGCCGCAGCATGATCATCCGGCACTATACCCACAGCAGCCTGGCCGGGCGCCTGCTCATGGCGCTGCGCGCCGGCGAGATCCCACTCACCGGGCTGGCCGAGCGATTCGGCTGCACCACAGTCAAGCATGTGGCCCCGCAGCTGCTCCGCGCCGGCCTGATCGAGCTGAACCATGAAGACCGGATTGACAAAGCCTACCGCCTCACCCCCGCCGGCCGGGCCGCCTGCCCCAGCCGACGTGACGCCGTACAACGACGCCGTACAACCCCAAGCCATGAGGATTTCAGCATGACCCGCAACAGCCTACCCCCCACCCTCGACGCCATCCGCCAGGCCGCCGACCGCCTCGCCGTCGCCCACGCCGCCACCACCGCCCGCGCAGCCCTCTGCCAGGACGAAATCAAGGCCGCAATCGAGCCCATCTATACCCGCCACCGCGACGGCCTCGACGCTGCGGCTGATGAAGAGGCGGTCGCTCACCGCGCCCTGATGGCGCTCCTCGAGCTCGCCCCGCACCTGTTCGTGAAGCCGCGCAGCATCAGCATCAACGGCGTGCGCGCCGGCTACCGCAAGGCTGAAGACAGCCTCGACTGGGGCGACGACGAGGCACTCATCAAGCGCATCCGCGCGCTCATGGGCGAGCAGTCCGACCTGCTCATCCGCACCACCGAAACCATCGTCGCCGACGCCCTCGGCCAGCTCGACGGCAAGCAGCTGCGCGCCCTGGGCGTATCGACCATCACCGGTGCCGACCAACCGTTCATCACCGTGGGCAGCGCCGACGTGGAAAAGCTCGCCCAGGCCCTGCTGGCCGACGCCATGCGCAGGCAGGGCGAAGACGACAAGCCGGCCAAGAAGGGCAAGGCGAAGGTGGCGGCCAAGGCGAAGGCGTGATGCTGGCGCCACTATTCGGCCCGCTGCAGCTGAGCAGCAAAGTCGGCGACCACGAGACGCACATCGTCACCTTTGACGCCGCGCGGCTCTCCCAGGTGCGTCACGCCTGCGAAGCGCTGGCGGATGCGTCCCGAGGCCCGGTCGGGTTTCGCATCTGCACCATCGGCGGCGGCGAGGTCGCCACCGTCGAACCCTACAAGCCGCCACAGCATAAACCCTGACAACTCAGACCCAAGGAAACCGTGGGGCAGATAACGGAACCAGCCGGTACGGAAAAAGCAAAGAGCGCGCCTGCGAAAGCGAAAGCGCTGCCGGGAGCCGGCACCCAACCTACAAACACTGGAGCAACTGCAACATGACCAAGAACGAACTCATCGCCGCGATTCACGACTGCATCGCCGGCGAAAGCCTGCCCGTCAAGCGCGACAGCATCGAAGCCGTACTCGAAGCCGCCGCACACGTCATCACCGCGCATTTCGCCTGCGCTGATGACGGCATCGACGCCGAGGCCGTCCTGCCCGGCCTGGGCAAGCTCAAAACCACCACCCGCGCCGCTCGCACCGGGCGCAACCCGCAAACCGGCGCCGAGATCCAGATCCCGTCGCGCATCGCGGTCAAGTTCGTGGCCGGCAAAGCGCTCGACGAAGCCCTCAACCCCACCTGACCCGAGCCGCCTGGCTCGATGGCCTGCCCCCGCGGGCCATCCGGCAAGGCCACTCACGCAGGGAGAGCAACATGCCGCACCTGGTAGAACCCCCGCACCACACCGCAGCCGGCTGGCTGCATGCGCTGATTCTGTGGCTGATGCCCATTGACGAGGAGTAACACCATGAACGCCCCGCACCTACCCCAGGCCGAACCGACCCCCGAGCAGCTGCGCGCCCGGGCTGCACGCCTGCGTGAGTACGCTTGCCATGCAGATGGCCCCGCTTACAACGATTACCTGCGCGAAGCCTCGGCGCTCGAGGCCCGCGCCCGCCAGATCGAGCAGGGCGCCTGAGCCATGGCCGCAGCCCCCAAGCCCACCCCCAAAAAGACCCCGGCCGACTGGATGGCCCAGAGGAAGCGCGCCATCTTCGCCGCCTGCAAAGCCAACGGCATCGACAACGACGCCCGCCGGCTGATCGTCAAAAACATCACCGGCCGCGACAGCATGGCCGACTGCACGCTGCTGCAGCTGGGCGAGGTGCTCGACCACCTCAACCGTGGCAAAAAGGGCTATGCCGGGCGCGCGCGCGTGACCCCGTCTGCCGACCGCGCCCCGCTGCTGGCCAAGGTCGACGCCCTGCTGGCCGAGCTGCACCGCGTCACCGGCACGGTAAAGCCCCTGTCCTACGCCGACGGCGTGGCGCGGCGGGTGTGCAAGCGTTCCAGCCTGGATTTTTGCGATACCGATGACCTGAATAAGGTGGTCGCGGCGCTGGCCACCACGCTGCGCCACGAGCTGTCCAAGCGGGTGCCCTGATGAGCCGGACCTCGCTCGCCATCCTCGAGACCGACCTACCCGCCAGCGTGCGCGACCTGGTGCGCTGGGTGGGCTGGCGCGGCGCCATGGCGCTGATCCGCGAGATGCCGGGCGCGCGCATCTACAGCCCGATGCGCGGTCCGCACTGGTCTGCGCGCGCCGACGCCCGCTTTGCCCGCGTGGCCGAACTGGTGGGCGAGCGCAACGCAGAAAAGCTCTACGAGATCATTGCCGGCACCGCCTTCGAAGTGCCCAACTGCCGGGCGGCCCTGCGCCGCGCGCGCAATCGTGCGGTGCGCGCGAGCTTTGACGCGGGCGCGCCCGTGGAGGCCCTGTGCGTCGACTTCGGGCTGTCTCGCCGCCAGGTGTATAGCGTGCTCAAGGAGGCCGACGAGCCGACCGCCGAGACGCCGCGCCAAGCCGACCTGCGCGGGCAGATGGGGCTGTTCTGATGCACAATACGAACGTCATTTTCCGTGGAGGCGTGCGATGATTCGCAACTGTCTGAAGTGCGGCCATACGAACAACGAGGCGGTCGGCGACGACCTGGAAGCATGCCCAGGCTGCGGCGCGATCTACAGCCGCGTGGAGGCTGCATGGGGCTTGCGACCAACTGCCGGCCAAGCGCCGCGCACTGCGGGCGCCACCGAGCCGGTTACGGTTACGGCTGCCTCGCAGCCTCGTGCCAGGCAAGAAGCCGACGATGTGCCGATCGAGTTGTTCGCCGAGCGCCTACGCTTTGCGTCGCTGTACCCGACGTTTCGTGCGCTCGTGCAGATGCTCTACTGGGTCGTGCTGGCGCTGGCGGTGCTGTGCTTTGCCGGCGGGTTGTACGGCGCGGTGGCTGGCGAAGGTTCGGCACGTGTAGGCGCGCTACTGGTCGGGACTTTCCTCGGCGTGCTATTCGTGGTGATTGCGAAGGTGAACCGGGAGTTGTCGCTGATGCTGGCGGATCTTGCAGATTCAGCGGTGCGCATTGCCTCCAGGGTTCGTCCTTGAAGCTCGCATACGCGCGCTAAGGACGCCGTGTCCCACCCCCCGAGCCCCGCCCCGTGCGGGGCTTTGTCTTTACTGCGGGTGCAGCCCCGCACCCTGATCGAATTGCGCGCAAAACGCAGTATGGCGGCATGGCTGCCCCAACTGCACACCCCGCCCACTCCTGCGCAAGCTGCGCGCGCTTCAGTCGCCCCGCTGCGGACCGGCTGGTGGCGGTGTCCGGGTTCGGGCGCTGCGCGCACCATGCGACGGGCCACTATGTGTCGCCCGCGGTGCGCTTTGGTTGCCGCTTCCACCCTGCGCGCTGGCGGGCGGCATGAGGCCCGGGCGCGTTGCGGTGGGCGCACTGATGCTGAGTGCGGCCGGGCTCGGCGGGCTGGTGGGCTACGAGAGCTACACGGGGCACGCGATACAGCCGGTGCCCGGCGACCGCTGGACCTACGGCTTTGGCTCGACGGTACGCGCGGACGGCACCGCAGTGCAGCCGGGCGACCGCATCACGCCGCCGGCTGCGGTGCGCCTGACGGTGGCCCACATTGGCCGCGACGAGCCCGCGCTGCGGCGCTGCTTCGACGGCGCCACGCTGCACCAGTGGGAGTGGGACGCGGTGGTGAAGCTGGCCTACAACGTGGGCCCGGCGGCGGTGTGCCGGTCGAGCATGCCCGGCAAGGCACGGCGCGGCGAGTACGCCGAGATGTGCCGCACGCTACTCGACTTCCGCCGCGTGCAGGGGCGCGACTGCTCGCTGCCCGAGCACAGCCGCTTCTGCGGTGGCGTGTGGCGCACCCGCCAGGCCGAATACACGCTGTGCATGGAGGGCTACCCGCAGTGAGCCCCGGTGTGAGCACGATGGCGCGCCCGTTTGGTATTGCGACCGTCCTGTTGGGCGCGGCGCTGCTGCTGGCGCTGGCTGCGGGCCGCGTGGGCTACCGCTTGGGCGCCGCCGGCACGGCCGAACTGCGCACCGCGCATGCGCAGGCGCTGTTTGCCGCCGCGGAGGGCGCCAGCCTGGCGTTGTACCAGGCGCAGCAGCGCGGCGACGCACTGACGCGCGAACTGGCCACTGCGCGCGAGACCGCCCACCAACTTACACAGGAGCGCACCCGCCATGTTCAAACCGTTACCGATGGCCGCGCTTGCCTCGGCGAGCCTGCTCTGCGCCTGCTCGACGGTGCCCCCGGTTTATCAATGCACGTGCCCCAGCCCGCCGGCGGCACTGCTGGCGCCGATGCCGGCCGCGTTGCCACCGATGCCGACGTCACCGGCTGGGCGCTCGGGGCCGGCGCGCAGTATGCCGAGTGCGCCCGCCGCCTCAACGCCCTGATCGATTGGCACACCAAAGAGGACCCTGCCCCGTGATCATCGAAATCAACTATCTCACCGTGCTCGTGCTGGCCGGCGTGCTGTCTGGAATCGGCGGGGTGCTGTGGGCGGCCGGGCGCAGCCTGCTGCAGCAGTACGGCAACCTGCTGCGCGACCAGTTGGCCGCGCACCGGCAGGACAGCCAGGCGCGCCAGGCCGACATCACCCAGCGCCTGGAGCATATCGAGCAGACGCTCGAGGGACACGCCGGCCGGCTCAGCCGGCTCGATGCCGAGCTTGCCCGTGTGCCCACCGATGAGGACCTGGAGAAGATCTACGCCCGCATCAACGCCTCGGCCACCGACCTGGCCGAGGTGAAGGGCACGTTGCGGGGCATCAGCGACAACCTGCGCACCTTGATGGCGCGCATTACCGAGCGGGGGCTGCAATGAGCACGATCGCCCAGCGTGAGGCCGAGCGCATCCGCCGGCAGGGCATTCTGAGCCTGCTCTATTTTGCGCCGGGCCAGTCGATGACGGCGCGGCGGCTGCGCGACGAGCTCGAGGCGGTGCATGGCCAAGTGGCCACGGTCGACCGCGTGCGCGCGGACCTGATCTGGCTTGCCGATGTGGGCCTGGTGGTGGGCAGCGGCGATGCGGCGATGCTGACCGAACGCGGGCGCGACGTGGTGCTCGACCGCAGCGCCATGCCTGGGGCGGCGTGATGGCCCACAGCGACGACACCCGCCGCGCCGTGCGCGCGAGCTTTGTGTTTGACCAGCTCACGCTCGAGGCGTCGGCCGCGCTGCACCAGGTGCCGGTACCCACCGCCAGGCGGTGGAAGGGCGAGGCGCGCCGTGCCGGTGACGACTGGGACAAGGCCCAGGCGGCGCAGCTGTTGGCCGGCGGCGGCATCGAGGAGATCGCCCGCCAGACGATGGCCGCGTTCATCCAGCAGGTGCAGGCGACGACAACTGCGCTGCAGGCCGACACCGATCTGCCGCCTGCCGAGCGGGCCAAGCTGCTGGCGAGCTTGTCGGACAGCTTCGCGAAGCTGATGGTGAGCAACCGCCGGCTGATGCCCGAGACGGACAGGCTGGCCGTTGCGCTGGATGTGATCAAGCGGCTGCTCGAATTCACCAAGGCGCGTTACCCAGGTAACGCGGCCGGGCTTGCTGAGATGCTCGAAGCGTTCGGTGAAGAAGTGCTCAAAGCATATGGATAAGAGGTTACGGATACATCTTTCTTGCCTTTTTCGGCAAGCGTTTGAGGCTATCGACACTGACCTTGAAGTGTGCAATCTGATCAAGAAGCGCGTCTTCATTGATCCGCGTCAGGTCAGGCGGCGAATGATCTCTCTCACGCTCATACGGAGACTGATAGCGCTTCGCCTCCCCCTCAGAGAGAGGGGCGCCCTCGACCGTATGGCGCAACGCCAAGTAATACCGCTCCAACTCGGCGAGGTAATCGGCAACAACGTTTCGATGGATAACGGGCATCTCATGTTCTCCTCGGCTGGGATGGGGCGATTCTATATGGGGTCCTGCTGTGTCCGCTAAATCCACCACTGAGCGCGACTTTCGCGACGATCTTGCCGACTTGGTCGCCGACCTTCGACGTGAGATTACCTCCCACCAGGTCGGGCTTGACCCGTCGCCAGCCGCGCGTGCGGCTCGGCGACGGCGCGTGCTGGTAGACGGCGACTTCGAGTATTTCGCCCACACCTACTTTCCGCACCACATCCGACCACCAGCGTCGAGTTTTCACCAACACTTCCTCACCCGCTTCCCGCAACTGCTGGACGCACCCGGCGGCTGCAAGGAATGGTGGATCGCCCCACGTGGCGAGGCAAAGTCCTCACTCACTACCAAGGTCGGCCCCTGCTGGGTGGCCGTGCGTGCGCTGCTGCAAAAGGCCGACGTGCGCAAGGATCTGGGCTGGGAGGACGCGGTTCCACTGCCGTACTTCGTCGATTACGTGGTGCTTCTGGGCGCCGAGACTAAGCTGCCCACAAAGCTGCTGGAGGTCGTAAAGACCGAACTCACGGTCAACGCTGCACTGGCGCTCGACTTCCCTGAGGCCTGCGGTCGCGGGCCACAGTGGAAGGTGGGCGAGTTCGTCAGCCGCGCCGGCGTCAAGTTCGAGGCCTTCGGCGCCGAGCAGGCTATTCGCGGCACTTTCCACGGCGCAAGCCGCCCCAAGGTGTTGCTGGGCGACGACCTGATCACCGACAAGGAAGCCAAGAGCCCCACCGAGCGCAATAACCGCTGGGACTGGCTGGAAAAGGCCATCGACTACCTCGGCCCGCCGGACGGTTCGGTCAAGTACGTGGGCGTGGGCACCATCCTGGACAAGGATGATCCCATCAGCCGCGCCAAGCGCACCGTGGGCCACCTGGTGCATCACTTCCGCGCCATCGAGCAGTTCCCCAAGCACATGGATCTGTGGAACGAATGCCAACAGATCATGCTGAACGACGACAAGGCCGTCATGGAGGACTTCGCCGAGCGCGGCCAGGTCGCGCCGGACGCCGCGCTGCCGTCCTTCCGCTTCTACCAGGAACACCGCGCGGAGATGGACGAAGGCGCGGTGATCAGCTGGCCCGGTGTGCGCTCGTTGTTCTGGCTGATGCGCCAACGCGCCAAGAACGCCCGCGCCTTCGGCACCGAGCTGCAGGGCGACCCGCGTAGCGATGAAGACAAGGTCTTCGCCGGCTACAAGTTCTGGGTGGTACGCGGGCAATGGATCATGTTCGGCGCCTGCGACCCGTCCGTTGGCCGCGGGCAGTCGTCAGACCCCTCCGCGATCCTGATCGGCGGCTATGACAAAGCCCGCGCGAAACTCAACGTGATTGAGGCGGTGATCAAGCGCCGCGTGCCGAGCAAGCTGGAGGCGGATCTCATCGCCACGCAACGCGAATATGGGTGCGCTGCAATTGGCTTCGAGAACAACGTCGCCTTCGAGGCGCAGCGCCAGAACATCGTGCGCGAGTCAGTGCGCCGGGGGTGCCCCGTGCCGCTGGTGGGGGTTACCGCAGTTGGCGACCGGGACGCCCGTATCGACAGCTTGGAGCCGTTCATCACCGACGCCATGGAGCCGAGCATCCTGTTCTCGCCCGGCCTTGTGGCGCTGCTTGCTGAGCTGGACAGCTGGCCTGAACCGCAGAGCGGGCACCACTACGACGGCCTGTCAGCCCTGCACATCCTGTGGATGATCGCCACCACACGCGCGGTGGGGATGGAGGGTTTCCAGAGCCTGGGGCGGCACGGCGCCCGCCAGGCGCGTGATGGCGACTGCGCCACGGATGATATCGGCGGGTTTGGTGGGCGGAGGATGTTTTGATGGAGCGTACCGAGCGCATCTCCGTCTCCTGGACCTGGGGCATTCGTTGCAACTCGCCGCGGGGCTGGCGGCAGCAAGCCGGCCAGGCGTTGTTGCGCCTGGTCGGCTGGATCGATGGCCGCTGGCTCCTGGCCGTCGATATCAGCGCCAAGCCTGCGCTGCCCAATAGGGAGATCTCCCAGTGCTTGAGGGCAGGACTTGAGCATGCCAGCAGGCTGGTCGGTGATAGCGCCCGCAACGCATGTTTCGAAGAGGCACTGCGCCAAGCGCGCCCGGATCTGTACGAACAGGACACCCCATGAGAATCATCGACGCCCACGGCAACCCCTTCAAGGCCGGCGAGCTGCGCGAGCCGCAGACGAGCCGCATTGCGGTGCTGCAGCACCAGATGATCGAGTCGCAGCTCGACGGGCTGACGCCTGCGCGGGCAGCTCGGATCCTGCGCGACGCGGACCAGGGCAACCTGACCGCCCAGGCGCAGCTGTTTGACGACATGCTCGATCGCGACGCCCATTGCCGCGCGGAATACGACAAGCGCCGCAGCGCCCCGGTGGCGCTGGACTGGAGCATCGAGCCGCCGACCAACGCCAGCGCCGCGGAGAAGGCCGCTGCGGCCTACGCCGAGGAGGTGCTGCGCGATACGGTCGATGACCTGGAGGACGTGATCCTGGCGATGATGGACGCACCCGGCTACGGCTACGCTGGCATCGAGCTGGAGTGGGAGCGCGTGGGGCGCGACTGGGTGCCGAACTTCCATCCCCGCCCGCAGACCTGGCTGACCACCGACCTGCTGCGCCGCGAGCTGCGCCTGGTCGATGGTACGGGCGACGGTGCGCCGCTGCAGCCCGGCGGCTGGATCCTGCACACCCCGGCCAAGACCAAGACGGGCTATGTCGGGCGCGCGGGGCTGTTCCGCGCCTGCCTGTGGCCCTTCCTCTACAAGAGCTACGCGGTGGGCGACTTTGCGGAGTTCCTCGAGACCTACGGGTTACCCATCATTCTGGGTAAATACATGGCGGGGGCGACCCCGGAGGAGAAGGCCAGCCTGCTGCGCGCGGTGGCGGCGTTGGGGCACGATGCGCGCGCGATCATGCCCGAGGGCATGAGCCTGGAGATCCAGAAGGTGACGGGCGGTGGCGAGGGCAGCCACCACCTGGCGATGGTCGACTGGGCCGACCGCGCCCAGTCCAAGGCCATCCTCGGGCAGACCACCAGTAGCGAGGCAAAGGCCACCGGCATGGGCAGCGGCATTGCGACGCTGCATGGCGAGGTGCGCCACGACATTCTGCGCAGCGACGCCCGCCAGGTTGCGGGCACGCTTACGCGCGACCTGGTGTACACGCTGGTCGCGCTCAACCGCCCTGGCGTGGACAACTACCGCCGCTGCCCGCGCTGGGTGTTTGACCTGGGCGAATCCGAAGACCTGGCGCAGTACGCCGAGGCGCTGCCCAAGCTTGTGGGGGTGGGCTTCAAAATCCCGCGCGCATGGGCGCACGGCAAGCTGCGCATCCCCGAGCCTGACGCCAAGGAAGATGTGCTGGCGGTGTCGCGCCCGGACATGGTGGCCCCGCCGGCGATGCGCCCGGCGGCGCTGCGGGCGGGTGCGCGCTGGCGGGCGGCGGCTGTGGCCGCGCTCAGTGCAAAAGGGGGTGCGGTGGCCGACACCGACCCCGCGGACCAGGTTGCGCCACGGCTGGCGGCCGCGGCGCAGGCGCAGGTAGACGCCTGGGTGGCCAGCGCAGAGCAGTTGCTGGCAGACAACCCGGGCCTGGGGCCTGTCGAGATCCAGCAGCGCCTGCTGGCACTCTATGGCGACCTGCCCACCGAACAGCTCGTCGAGCTCATGGCGCAGGGCTATGCGCTGGCCCAGCTCGTGGGCATGGACGATGTGAACGCAGATGAGCTCGACCCCGACGCGGATGGGGCGCGCTGATGCCACGCTCGAGCGCCCTCGAAGGGGTGATCCACCTGCCGTTTGCAGAGCAGATTGCGTTCTTCCGGCGCAAGCTGAACGTGCCCACCGAGCGCTGGGACGACCTCTGGCAGGCGGCGCATGACCGCGCGTTTGTCGTCGCAGGCGCGGCCAAGGCCGACCTGCTGGAGGACTTGCGCGGGGCGGTGGACAAGGCGGTCAGCCAGGGCACCACCCTGGCCGAGTTCCGCCGCGACTTCCGCGCGATCGTGCAGCGGCAGGGCTGGACCGGGTGGACGGGCGAGGGCAGCGCGCGGGGCGAGGCGTGGCGCACGCGCACCATCTACGAGACCAACCTGCGCACCAGCACCAACCTGCGCACCAGCTACGCGGCCGGGCGCTACGCCCAGCTGACCGACCCCGAGCTGCTGGCGCGCCGGCCGTACTGGCGCTACGTGCATTCGGACACCGTGCTGCGCCCACGGCCGCTGCACAAGCGATGGGGGGATATGCGGCTCACGTTGAGGCACGACCACCCGTTCTGGGCAACGCACTTTCCGCCCAATGGCTGGGGGTGCCGATGCCGCGTGGTGGCGGTGCGCGCGCCGGCCGAGGGCGACGCCACCGAGCCGCCGGCAGGCTGGGATGCCCGCCGGCATCGACCGCGGGTGGGGCTATGCCCCGGGCGCCAATGCGGCAACCCCGCTGCTGGACCTGGTGGAGCAGAAGCTGCTGAACCTGGACGCGCCGATTGGCGCACAGATGTGGCAGCACCTGCGCCCGGCTGTGCAGGTGGAGCAGCGGCTGGCGCTGGCCGACCTGGTCGACCGCGTGGCCGGCAGCCTGCGCGCCGGTGGCCGCGCGGCGCTGGTAACGGTGGTTGCGCCAGCAACAGTCGCGGCGCTGGCCAGGCTGGGGCATGGGCTGGAGACGGCCGAAGTCTGGCTGCGCGACGAAGAGCTGCTGCACGCGCTGCGCGACACCAAGGCGGCGCGCGCAGCCGCGCTGCCCGTGCAGACCTGGCGCGACCTGCCGCGCCTGCTGGAGACGGCCACGCCCTACTGGGACACCGCGGACCCGGCGCTGGTCTACGCCTTTGATGCCGGCGGTGGGCAGGGCAAAGTGCTGGTGCGCGTCAACTACCGCGACAAGCTGCGCGTAGGCGACAAGCGCACGCGGGTGACTTCGAACTTCGTGCGAACGGGGGGGATTGTGGATGCCGCAAACCTGCAGGATGGCTCGCAATACCTGAAGCTGCCAAAGGGGGAATGAGGCGGCGCCGGATTCGAACCGGATCATAGGTGCAGCGGACTGCCTCTAACCATTCCCATTGGAAACAACCGCCTCATGCGCACAGTATAGACCGGAGCCTGATCATGGCCAGCGACAAGATCACCATCGAATACACCGGCGCCGACGTGGTCGAGCGCCTGCGCCGCCTGGCCGATGGCCTGGGCCCGGCAGGCTTGCGTCCAGCCTTGCGCGAGATCGGCGAGGATCTGGCCGAGTCCACCAAGCGGCGCTTCGCCACCAGCACCGCGCCCGACGGCAGCCGCTGGGCGCCCAACGCGCAGGCAACCTACCTGGGCATGCTGGGGCGCGCGGACAGCCGCAGCGACGGCCGGCTCAACGCACACGGCAGCGCGCGGGTGATGGCCAAGCGGCCGCTGGTGGCCAGCGGCATGATGGGCGATCAGATCCTGTACCAGCTCATCGAGGGCGGCGTCGAGATCGGCAGCAACCTCGTGTATGCGGGCACCCACCAGTTCGGCGCCCGGCAAGGGGCGTTTGGCCGCACGTCGCGCGGGGCGCCAATCCCCTGGGGCGACATCCCTGCCCGCCCCTTCCTCGGGCTGTCTGCCGATGATGAGGCCGCCGTGCTGGACATCCTGGACGACCACTTGGCTGGGTTGCTTGGGGGCTGACCCGGCCGGCGCGTTTACAGCCCCGTAGCGCCGCCGATGGGGTGCGGTGGGGTGCTGGTATGGGTGCGGAGGCGATCGGGGCGGGTAACGGGGTGGTAACGGGGTTTTTGCGCCGTTATGATGCTGGGGCGTTCTCAAATTGCATGGAGCCTGCCCCAGTGAAGCGGTATCGTGTTTCTTTCTATCAAGCCTCCCATTCGAACGACGTCACACCTGAGCTTGCAGCAGACCTGCTCGCGCCGATCGCAGATGGAGATGCCCCTGTGCTTACGTTCGGGCGTTACCACTACAAGCTGGTTTTAACCAGGGTGGCTGCCGGATGCTACAAGGGCGAGGTAAAACGCTATGGAGAAGATGACTTGCCGCACGCTGGGACGCTCGACGGTGATGAACGCGAGCTGGAACTCGAAGATTTCGAGAAGACAATTGAGAGGAATTACTTTCTTTTCTTTCAGGGGCGAAAGCTCTTGGTGTGGCAAGAAAATCGAAGAGCTAGTTCAGCGTCCTTGCTTGGCCGTTATCTCACTCAGGCACTCGGTCAAACGATATCCTTCGCTCCAGTGATGACGCCCGAGGTCACTCGTGAATTCTTGCTGGGAACCTACAAACCGAAGGCAATCCAGTTCGCGGTTGCGCGCCCGATGAACCCCGATATGTTCCTGGATGCGGGCGAAACAGACCGAATCCTGCGAATCATCGCAGGCCTCGATGGGCTCTCAGGCACATTCAGGATCAGTGCGAACGCGCCGGGTATCAAGGGGCGGCTACTGAACGCAGCTCGTGCCCTGGAGCTCGGAAACTCGCTTATTTCGAGCGGCCAAGCTCACATGGTCCGACTGGAGATGCACGACCTGGACCACCCTATCGATCTGATCGCAGATCGGCTGAAGGATAACATTGAGGTTGAGATGGCCGGCCGCTACCCACATCCGCCTAGCGTATATAGCCAGCTTCAGGCTGCGAAGGACCGTATGGAAGTGCTCTTGCGGGAGGTGTTCGGGCAATGACTCACCTCGTCGTGGGTGCGATTGCTGGGTATTTGTCGTGGAAAGGTTTGTCCGCGTGGGCTCCGCTTGGCGCGGAGTCGATCAAGGGCATTGCTGGCATGTACGCCCAGATCGCTGTCACGATGCTTGGCTTCATGCTCGCAATGCTCGCGATACTTGTCTCAGTTGCCGACCGCCGCGCGATCCGCAACATCGCAAGGACGGGGCATTTTGAGAAGTTGCTACGCCGGCTTTACTACGCTTCCGGTTGCTTTGGTGCGACGCTTGTCGCCTCGGTCGTTACGATGATGCTCCTGGCAACACCGCAACAGGTGTCAGCGGCAATCAGCAACGGCTTCATGATGTCGTCAATCTATCTCCTGGTCTCGACTGGGCGTTACCTCTGGAAAGTACTGATGCTTCTATTGCCAGAGAGCGGCTCAAGACTTGAGTAGGGCATAGCCGCGCAGTTTTCTGGCCACTCGCGCCTCCGTCGGCGAGATGTTTGGCGCCAAGTGTTCCTCGCGGTGCGTTGCCCGGGTTGCACCGCTGGTGCAGCCCCGCACCCTGATCTGATGCCCGCAGCTGCCCATCATGGGCGGCATGTCACACGCCTGCCCTCCCCGCCCTGTTGCCTCGCCCGCCATTGCCGCTTGCGCCCTGCGCGTGCGGCCAGGGCAGCGCATGGTTCGCGTCATGCCGGCGGGCGAGTTCAGCGCGCCGCGTGGCGCATTCAAGGGGTCGGGCCCCTGGCGGCTGACGCCCGAGGCGGCCGCCAGCATCATCGCGATCAACCGCAGCCGGTCGGCGGACATCCTCGTCGACTTCGAACACCAGGCGCTGCTGGCCGAGAGTAACGGCAAGCCTGTGCCGGCGGCGGGCTGGGTCGATCCGCGCTCGCTCGAGTGGCGCGGCGAGGGTGATGAGCCGGGCCTGTACGGCGCGGTGACCTGGGTGGGCGACGTGCCCGAGATGATCGAGGCGGACCGGTACCGCTATCTCTCCCCGGTGTTCCCGTATGACACCGACGGCACGCCGCTGGATCTGCTGCACATCGCCCTGACGAATTTCCCCGGGATCGACGAGCCGCTCTATGCGGCGCTCTCGGCGCGTTATCGCGTTCATGCCAGCGGAGGGGCCGCTGCCTCCGCACACCCACACCAGGAGGATTCCCAGATGGAGCTGCTCAAGAAGCTGCTCGTTGCCCTCGGCTTGCCCGAGGCGACGAGCGAGGCCGACGCGCTGGCCGGCGTGGCCGCGCTGAAAACCAAGGCCGACGGCGCGCAAGCCGAGCTTGCCGCACTCAAGACACAGGTGGACGGCGCCACGGCCGAAGTGGCCGCGCTGAAGGCGGGCGGCGGCACGCCCGACCCGGCCAAGTACGTCCCCATCGCAACCTTCCAGGCCGAGCGCGACGAGCGACTGCGCCTGGCGGCGCTCTCCGGGCAGTCCGAGGTCAAGGGGCTCGTCGAGGCTGCCATCGCCGACGGCCGCCTGCTGGAGGCGCAGCGCGCCTACGCCGAGGACCTGGGGCAGGTCGATCTGGCCGCGCTCAAGGGGCTGATCGATAGCGCCGCGCCGCTGGCGGCACTCAAGGGCATGCAGAGCCAGGGCCGCGAGCCTGGGGCGCGCCAGGACGCGGCCTCCGATGCGCAGCTGGCGGTGTGCAAGGCGCTCGGCCTGTCTGCCGACGAGTTCAACAAAGCCAAGCTGGGAGCCTGACATGGCCGCACTGACTTCCCCCCGCAATACCGTGCAACGCGTCGGCGACGTGCTCGCCTTCCCGGTGAAGGCGGCGACAACGATCCATCAGGGCGGCCTGGTGGTGCTCGATGCCGGCCATGCCGCCCCAGGGCGCGTGGCGACCGGGCTGGTGGCCGTGGGCCGCGCCGAGCACAGCGCGACGGCGGTGGCCGCAGGCGATGCGCTCGTCGAGGTGCGCTGCGGCATCTTCAAGTTTGCCAACAGCGCAGCGGCCGACCTGGTGGCGCAGGCCGACGTGGGGGCCGACTGCTATGTGGTCGATGACCAGACCGTGGCCCGGACGAGCGCCACCAACACCCGTTCGCGCGCCGGCATCGTTGTCGCCGTCGAGCCCGATGGGGTGTGGGTGCAGATCGGCCTGGGCCTGTAACGCTTCACCTACCGGAGTTACCGCTATGAAATCGAGTATCAAGCTGGCCTATGTGTGGGTCTTTGCGCTGGCCGCGATTGGCGTGGGCTTTGCCTGCGGCTTGTCGCCGAGTCCGAGCGAAGGGGTTGCGTTGCTGGGGTTCGGTGGCCTGATCGTGAGCAACGCCACGCTGACCGCGCTCGCCCAGGGCTTCAATGCGGCTTTCCGTCGCGGATTCGAGGGGGTGGCATCGACCTACCAGCAGGTGGCGATGGTGGTGCCGAGTACGTCGGACGCCGAGAACTACGGCTGGCTGAAGGACTTGCCGGGCGTGCGCGAGTGGATTGGTCAGCGCCAGTACAACAACCTGGAGGCCACCGTTGCGCAGCTCAAGAACCGCAAGTGGGAGCACACGATTGCGGTCAAGCGCGACAACGTCGAAGACGACAAGCTGGGGATGTACACCAACTTGTTCGCAATCCAGGGCGAGATCGTGGCGCGCCACCCGGATGACCTGGTGTGGGGGCTGCTGGCGCAGGGCTTCAATACCAAGGGCTTCGATGGCCAGTACTTCTTCGACACCGACCACCTGAGCCACAGCCGCGCCGGCGTGGAGACGAGTTGGGGCAACACCGGTGGCGGCACGGGGGCACCGTGGTTCTTGATGGACCTGTCGCGAGCGTACATGAAGCCGCTGATCTTCCAGGAGCGCAGGAAGCCGCAGTTCGTGAGTCGCACGCGCCCGGATGACCCGCGCGTGTTCGACATGGACGAGTTCGTGTATGGCGCCGATGCGCGTTACAACGCGGGCTTTGGCTTCCATCAGCTGGCCTACGGCAGCCGCCAGGCCCTCGACGCCGACACCTACGATGCGGCCCGCCAGCGCTTGGCTGGGCAGTTCCGCCCCGATGGCAGCCCGCTGGGCGTGCGCGGCACCCACCTGGTGGTGGGGGCCAGCAACGAGGCCGCGGCGCGCGAGCTGCTCGAGGCTGAGCGCAATGTGGCCGGTGCGAGCAACATCTGGCGCGGCTCGGCGCAGTTGATCGTGAGCCCGTGGCTGGAATGATGGTGATGACGGCCAGTCCGAAAGGCAAGGGGCAAGCGAAGCCCCCCGCAGCCGGGGGCGGTCGCCCCGGCACCACAGGCCCCGATGGCGCGGCCGACGAGCCCGCCCGTGAGGCGCTGGCGCGCGCTGCGGAGGCCGTTGTGCAGCCGGGCGAAGATGCGGGCGAGCTCTATCAGGCGACGCTGGAGGCGGCCGAGCCCGTGGTGACGCACCTGCGGGTGCGCGCACTGCAGGACGGGTTTCGGCGCTGCGGGCGGGCGTGGCCGGCAGCGGGCGTGGAGGTGAGTGTTGATGAGTTCGACCACGCCGAGCTGATGCGCCTGATGGCGGACCCCGAGCTGGTGGTGGAGTCGGTGTGCCGACCGCTGCCCGAGATCGAGTAATCGCCATGCCCTACGCCACGCTGCAGGACATGATCGACCGCTTTGGCGAGCGCGAGCTCGGCCAGATTGCACAGGGCGTTGCGCTCGAGGTGATCGACGCCGACCGTGTCGAGCGGGCGCTGGCCGACGCGAGTGCGGAGATCGACGGCTACGTCGGTACGCGCTACCCGCTGCCCTTGGCGCCAGTGCCGGCGTTACTGACGCGGGCGGCGTGCGATGTGGCGCGTTACCGGCTGTACGACGACGCCGCGCCGGAGGAGGTGCGCCGGCNNACGGTGAGCCTGGGCGAGCGCCCGGGTACGCCGACCGTGCCGCAGGTGGTGCAGATGGTCGAGCGCAGCGGCAACGCGGTGTTCCGCCGGCGCACGGATGGGGGGCTGCGATGAGCGGCACGCCGTGCGATACGCCGCAGCGCCCGACCTTCCTGGGGCTGGAGCCGCTGATCGTGGCACGCCTCGAGGCGACGGTGCGCAGCGCCCTGCAGGTGCCGGTGCTGAGCACGGCTGACATTGCCGGGGCCACCGAGGCGAGTCTGCCCAAGCCGAGCGTGCGCGTTGCCTACGGCGGGCACCAGGTCGTACAGGCCGGTGCGCAGCTGCCGGCAGGCTGGGCGCTGATCGAACAGACCTGGATCGTGGTGCCCGCCGTGCGCAATGTGCGCGACATCCGCGCCGGCGCGGCGCCGCGGGC